ATTTTCCACCTTTAAAACGGAATTTCGTCTTCCATCTCATCAACCGGCGCGGCGGTAGCTGTTGGCACCTGTCTTGCTTTGTCGTAGTAACCGCCCGATTGCTGCGGGCCTTCTTCCTTTTGTTTTGGCACAAACAGGCTTACCAGTACGTTGCTGCGATTGTCCGGGTTTGGCAGTCCGGCGGGGTTGAATGTGCGATCCAGAAGCAGATACGGCCCTGTATCGCCTTCGCCATGAAACAGCGCGCCAACCTTCAGCCAATTGGCCTTTTGGTTGCCGTCTCTGCCGGTGTATTCGCCTGTCTTTACGCATAGATCGTAGGTTTTTGTAGCCATTACGCATTTACTCCTTGCTGTTCAGATTTGTTCGGTTTGTCGCCGGGAAATATGTCGTCGGTAATCACGCCGTCATCATCAAAAGAGACTTCGCCAGCCTTTTCAGCCAAAGCCTTATATTCGCCAAGAAGTGGCTTAATCGCGGCTTTGTCCTGATTGGACAGTTCCTCAAACCAGCCCTTGAGCGCGTCCGTCCCGCTAGAGGCTGCAATTGTCGCTGCCTCTTTAAGAGCCTCCAGATCAGAAACCTTTGCTGGCGATGCTACAGGCGGCGGTACAGCAAGAGGCTGGACAGTGTATGCCTTTTTTGCCCCGCGCCGCTCGGTAAGTGCCATTTGCATAGGAGCGGTAATGCCGGACATATGGCTGATACGGATACCGCCAACCGCAATACCGCCAAACGTCACGCCGGGGTCGCGGTAAAGCGTCATGGTCTTGCCAATGTACGATTTGCCATCAGATCCCCAAACCTGCACCAGAACGCGCCGCATGGACTTGCATGGCATATATGGCTTGCCGTTGTCGCCCTCGTAGTTAATAGCGATTGGCTGATCTCCAGGAACCGCGCTTACGTTGGTAATCCGAATTGTTTTTGTAGTACCTATCAAGTCGTCGCTGTTTAGCTGGTTAGACTTGGCAATGATGGTTGGTGACATATCAGGCATAGATTTCCTCCATTATTTTTCGTTCGGTTGGGATTAGTGAAGCGGAATGCAACTTGAAGCGATCCACGACAGCTTCAAGTTTGTCGTGAAAGACGGTCGCGGCCTCGATAATTGCGGCTTGAACCGCATCATCCGGGGAAACGCGCTGGCAGTAAAACGGCATACCCCCGCAATAAGAAATGAAGTCGATCCAAGCGCGTTCAGATACCAGAAGCCCGGTTTGAAGCTGGATCACATATTCTGGCGGGACTTCCCCGTCCAGTATGGTTTGCACCTGAAATTTCTGGCGGCCGCTTTTGCATTCAATCAGCCCGTCATTTCCGACAACGCCGTCTGGTGAATAGCCGATTGTAAAGCCCCATTTGTCATTCGTGATGAATCCGACCGTGCGGGCTTGCGCGTGATTTTCCGAATATATCCGCACCGCCTCGACCTCATCCGTCATACCGCGCAGCATGTCGTCACTAATATAACAAGGCTCGACATAGCCAGTGATCCGTTGCGCGGCAAGTTCATACACGTGCGCCCGCTCCTTATCGTTACTGGCAATCTTGAGCGTTGGCGTGACAATGTGCTTCATTTCGCTGGCGGTCAAAAGCCCACACCGCGCCTGAAGCCATTCTTCTGGGCCTTGAATCATGTCGTCATAAATCTCGATGCTCATCCCCGCCTCCAGAAAAACAGCCGGGACCGAAGCCCCGGCCTAGTTTGATCCCTATGCGCTAGGGAGGGGGTAATTCTCGCGTACAGTTCATCAAGCATCTTCTCGATGCACCTGAACTGAAATTCCCTGTGTAATGACGGGTAGCTGTCATTTGCTCCCACGTCCCTGTACATGACGTCCTGACCGCATGCCGGGGTGACTATCTGGTAATCCTCTGTCTTGAATTTCAAAACTTTCATATCATCCTCCCTGCAGCCCTGATTATTCTGGCGAGTACGTTATCTTTTTTGACTTTGCCGCGTTGCGCATCAAGCGTTCCAAGCGGCGTATTAAATGGGAGCGGCATACTTCTGCGAGTTCCTCCCGAGCGTTGTGAAGGTCGATCATTACTTCCGTATGAATGTCCCCTGTCAGTTGCTTTCGTTTTTGCCTGAAAGACGGCTTCAATGTCGGTTTGCGGAAAATATCGTGGCTTTGCATAACGGCTCCTCAAGTTAATCTTGGTGATTTCCCTTTTAAGTATCTCTCTTGCCCGCTTGGTGTCGCCTCGACCTTCAAGCGCCTGTATTCCGTAGTATAGTCCAGGGTGTAAGTTGGTCATGGCTTCCCCACCACTGCTATGAATCTGTCGTGCCCGTAAGCTCCCTTGGTGGCCTCAATAATCTCGGCAAGTGTGTATTGCTTTTTAAGCTTGTGCCGGGACATGAAAGAGTTCGTCCCGTACTGACAAGCTCCTGTTATCATGCGGTAGGCAAAGGCCCATTCCTTCGGTGTCTTGGTGGTATCAGGCGGCATGTTTTTGTATTGGGAAACATCTCTATCGTCAGTCTTGAACGCAAGTTCTTCCAGCGCCTCCTTGATGGTCTTGCCGTGCGCGTTTTTTCCGTCCTGCGAAGCAACGAAAAACTTCTCGCCTTTAAATTCGCCATCCGTCATTTTTGTACTGCGGCAATGATATATAGTCACTGCCCCGCGTTGCTTTTTATACAAGACGATAGACGGCTCACCGTCCATAACTTTAAATTCGCAACCAAATAAATTCCCGGTGTAATAGACGCCACCAGAATTAAGCAGGTTCGGAGCGCTGAAGTCATGCCCGAAGCCTTCGAGGTAGAGGTTGCCTGTCTGTTGCAGGTTCGGAGCGCTGAAGTCATGCCCGAAGCCTCCGAGGTAGAGGCTGCCTGTCTGTTGCAGGTTCGGAGCGCTGAAGTCATGCCCGAAGCCTTCGAGGTCGAGGTTGCCTGTCTGTTGCAGGTTCGGAGCGCTGAAGTCATGCCCGAAGCCTTCGAGGTCGAGGTAGCCATGAACAATAACAAGCCCGTCAGCCGTTATTGTGTAATCAATTCCCCGCTCGTCACAAAATTCTTCTATAAATGTCTTGCTCATCTAAACCCTCCCCACGTTGTATTAGCTTCTGACCTGATCGTTATAATCATCGGTATCCTCGGCATGTCTCCGGCCTGCTTCATTAAGCAAAGCGCCTGATAAGCAAATGAGACTGGCCTTTGCCGGGTCTTTGTGATTGTCCGAAATAAACAATCCAGCAGGATCAAATGAAAGCCATTCGTTGCGGTCCAGTATCAGGACTTCCTCAATGAAATGGTCTTTCGGCTCGTATGTGACCTGATAGACGTTGTCGTTTCCTGAGAATGATATTTCGTATGTGAGTTTCATGCTGCACCTCTGGCCTTGGCGATCTCGCGCTTGGTAAAATCAAGGCGCTCTTGCATGGCAGGCGTTAGCTTGTTACCGACTGCCGTAAAGCCCTCGATGCATTCAACCCACGCCTCTAGTTCTTCGAGCAGCTCATATGCCGTGTCTTGGGTAATTGTTGGCCTGAACGCCTTGGCCTCATCATAAGCGGCCTTCGCGGCTTCTGGCGTGTTGCCGTAGCCTGTAGAAATGCCGTCCGTCATTTTCCAGCCGTCTGGCGTTTTAAAAATTTCTGCTTTGCTTTTCATCTGATTTGCCCGGTTATTGTCGTCGTTACAAGAGCAGTATTCACCAGAATGGCGAATAGGTCAATAGAGAAAAATAAAAAAAATCGACAAATTGGTGAATTATTTTTACAACGGCAAAAATCCGCGCTATCCTGCGGGAATGAAATGGATAAAAAGCTTGCGCAGAATGTGGTTTTCGGGAATCAATAGGCGCATGTTTGAAGATAACAGGCCTGAAGTTCTTGTTCGCTGCATTGTAGACGGTGAGCCGCAAGAGGTTGTAAATGCCGCTACCGGTAAGCCGGAACAATATATAAAGCGCTCTTTTCTGGTTGTGGTTCGCGCATGGCCGGAGACAGACAGGAAGTATAAAGTCTATGTATCTCTTCCCGAGGTGAGCGGCGGCAACAAAGAAGCGGCCATATTTCGGGCGCAAAGGCTCGAAAAAGAAGCAAGGATAGATGATAAGTTGTTAAAGTATGTGCTCAGTGTTATCGAGCGTGTAGCCGATCTTACTTTAGACAACATTCCTCATCCAATTCATGATGAATATCTGAAATATTAAACCCCGCCCGAGCATAACGGGCAAACCCCCCCGCCATTTCCGCCATATTCAAGAGGCGCCCTGCAATAAGAGCAAAGGCCATCGTCTACGGGTTTTCTTTTAAATATCTTCCAGATCGCCAACATACGGCCATTGTAATGCAACTATCCATAAGTACAGCTATCAACCTTGCTAGTTTACAATCTGCAAAACAGATGTCGAATCAAGCCCTAGTATAAAAACAAAAAACAGGGTTGTGATAATGACAAATGTAATTC